GCAAGGTTATTAGCACCCTCTTTGGCGAATTTCAGTTGATCGAGGGTTTCTTTGTCTACCAGTTTCATCAATGCCCAAACCTCCCAATGTCCTGTGGCTGGCGGAGGTCGGATTCCTCCCAATCGTCGTTGTCGTTCAGCGCTGGATTGATGATCGGGCGTGCCACCGCGATCAGGCCGAATGCGTCTGCGCCATGGCTGGACCAGTCGTGGTTAGGGCCAAGACCAATCGTCCGCTTTTCGTCGCGCTTCTCGTGATACCAACCGATGGCCTCGATGCCTCCGGCGCAGCGTTCGCTGTCAAACCACATTTGCGGGAACAGGCGGCGGGCGGCCTCGACGCGCTGCATAGCCGCGCCCGCGCCCTGATTTGGGATAACGCGGACGTTGAAGCCAGCTTGCCTTAGAGCGCCCTCATAGGTCGCGTCATACACGCGGTCATGTGCCGCGCCGTCATGGGGCAGGATGCAGTGCGCCTTGTCGTATTCGCTATCACGTAGCCAGTTGATATGCGTGGCGAGAGGCTGACCGACCGCCTCGTAATAGTCGAGGAGCCAGACTTCCTTGCCGACGAATTGCACAATCCAGATGGCGGTCGCGTCCGCCTTCGCGCCGGTGCCGCCGATGTCCCATATCGCCCAAATCGTCATCAATGGATCGGGATTGACGCGGCACACGCGACCATCAAGACGCGCCTTGGCAAGCTGCCGGGCGAAATATGCGCCCTCATGCTGCTGGATAAAGTCGCCTTCCCATATGTGTTGATAGCTGTCTGGACGCTTCTCCAGATCATCAACACGCTTGCGGTCCAGTATCGCCGGGAACCATGGATTATCGCGCCAGTTCAGTTCGACGATCTTGTCGCGCGCTCCAGTTTGCTCCCTGAACCGCTTGTGCGTTGCGGAGCGCTTGCTTTCCGGGTTCCACGTTACCCAAAGTTCGCTTTCTTCATCACGCAAGGTAGGGATCAGTTTAACCCACGCCTCTTCCGTGACAGGCTCCGCCTCATCGATCCAGCTTAGCAGGATACGCGCCTTCGACTTGATGCTGTCGATGTTGCGGTCAAGGCCGGTGAAGGCATAGGAAATGCGACCGCAAGCAGTCCGAATATACTTCTCACCAAACTCGAAATGAGGGCGCAGCCAATCCTCTTCACTGATCGCCGCCTTGATTTCCTCCATCGAGGAATCGGCCAAGCTGTTCATGAACTGGCGACCGCAATGGACTATCCCTTCACGCCCCGCCGCTGCCCACATATGCGCGCGAACAGCCGTCATCTTTGCGAATGTCCGCGTTTTGCCAGAGCCGCGACCACCATAAGCCCCGCGCGTGTCTGCCGTGCCGGAAAACACCGGGACTAGCTTTGACGGCATCATGATCTGGACCGCGCTCATTGCGGGCCGACGCCGACAAGTTCGATGCGGGTGATCTTCTGTGTAATCTCGCCGCTGTGCTCGGTTTCAACCTTGTCGCGCCAGTCGCCTTGCCCTGCGTTTTTCAGCGCGAAAATGGTGCTGGTGACAACCGGGCCATCGACCGCACGCAACAGCCTGCGCTCAAGGAAAGCCTGCCGTTTGGACCGCGCAAGGTTTACAGTGTCCGAAAATTCCGGGTAACGATCCGCCCAATCGTAAACACGCTGGCGATGAATATTGAGTTCACCTGCTGCGGCGGCAAGCGAAAGCCCCTCTGCCATCAAGCTTAGGATTTTCTCGCCAAGCTCTGGCGTGAAGTCTGTAGGGCGGCCCGCGTTTGTCATGGCGGGCATACCAAATACACATGAAACAGCGCCGCGCTATGCGGTCAAATTCAGCATCCCCATATTTTTGGGAATTATATACTTGACTCCCTAAATTGCATCGGGTAGTTATCTTCTCACAGGGCGCGCCTCGGCCCTTTCGGAACGGGGGCGGAGAATGAAAATGAGCAACATCGGACGCGAAATCCTCTCGAACGGCCGGATCATCGGAACGGTTGTCGAGGACATGGGCAAGAAACTCCGCATCCGCCTTGCCGATGGCGAAAAGCGCAACCCGGTCCTGGGTGATTTCTCGATTGTCCCGACGAAGATGGTTGAGTTCGCCGACGAGGCCCGTCTCGGCTTTGCCGCCGCCGACCCTCGCCATGAAGCTGAGCTTCGCCGCGCCGGTGGCGATGCCACCCTGCTGCGTCGCTAAGGGAGGGCGAGACATGGTGAACCATCCGAACCGCAACCGCTTCGCCCGCTGGCTCAACCAGCGCGATGGCCTGTCAGACGATCCTTTGCGACGCGCCGCGCAGATCGCCCTTTCGGCGATCAACGAAATCGACTTCGGCGAACTGACCGACGATACCGGCGTGACCGTCGCATATGAGGCGCTGTGCGCTGTTCTGTCGGAGGACAGCGAGTGAGCAAGTCCACCATCAGCACGTTCGAACTGTTCCAGATGTTCCCCGATCAGGAAAGCGCGCGCCTCTACTTCGAAGCGCAGCGCTGGCCTGACGGGGCCACCTGCCCGGCATGTGGGGAAGCCGAGCGGATCGGCACCCGCAAAGGCGGCTTCTACCGCTGTAACGCCTGCCTGACCGACTTCACCGTCCGCACGAACACCATATTCGAGCGGTCGAAGGTGCCTCTGCACAAGTGGCTCTACGCCATGTATCTGCTCGTGACGGCCCGCAAGGGCATCAGCAGCCTGCAACTGCACTCGCAGATAGGCGTCACGCAGAAGACCGCATGGTTCATGCTCCAGCGCCTTCGCGAAGCCTGCGGCAACGACCCGACCGAACTGGCCGGGATCGTGGAAATCGACGAAGTGTATATCGGAGGCCGTGAGGACGCGAAGCACGAGAACAAGCGGCTCAAGCGTGGTCGCGGCGCAGTCGGCAAGACGCCGGTTATCGCCGGCCGCGAGCGCGAAAGCGGCAGGGTCAAGGCAGAGGTCCGCCCGTCGATCAGCGCCCGGAATGCGGTCGGCTTCGTCCATCGTCACGTTCAGGTCGGTTCGACCATTCACACGGACGAGAGCGCGATCTACAACCGCGTCGGCGGACTGCTCTACAAGCACGAGAGTATCAACCATAGCGCGGGCGAGTATGTGCGCGGCGACGTGACGACGAACGGTATCGAGAGTGTGTTCGCCGTCCTCAAGCGCGGCATCCATGGTGTCTATCACCACGCCTCGCCGAAGCATCTGCACCGCTACGTTGGCGAGTTTGCCTTCCGGCTCGGAGAAGGCGACGTGAGCCGCCACACGCTTGACCGGCTCGCCAGCCTTTTCAGCGCCGCGCTGGGTCGCCGTCTCACGTACAAGGACTTGATCGCATGACCGAGAAAATCCGCACCATCCTGGACGCTGTGACCGCCCGCGTGTTTGCCTACCAGCCCACCGATAAAGCGAAGTGGGCGAAGTCGGCAAAGGCAAAGCCGCCGAAGGAAGATCAAGATGATAGTAAGTCATCTATATAATTCCCATATTTTTCATTCTCTGAACATAGCGGCGGTCAGCCCCCGTAACCCGGCACACCTGCATGATGCTGCAAGGCCCATGCTTGCGCCAATAGGTCAGCACCCTGGCGCGCGTGACTGGCGGTCGGCCTCGCTTTGCAATGTCCATTCCCAACTCCCCAAATCCGCCCCTCAGAGCGCGTTTCCCTGTGCTGCGGTACCTAGCCTTACCTCGCGGGCGTTTTCGCGTCTGGCGGGGCTGTGCGTGGCAGAGAATGGCAAAGCATGAGCATATCCCAGCACACATGCTTGGCATCCGGGTGCATTTCGGCCAGCCTGTTGATCGCGGCATAGAGATCAGCCGGTGCAATCCATCCTTCGATTTTGTGAACCGGATAGAACTTCGGCGCGGCGTCGATTGGCGCTGACGGCATCGTCGCCAGACACCTTCCGCACTTGCCGCACGCTGTCCCAAGCGCCCACGAGCCGCGACATGAAATCTCCATCCCACTCATCACCCTCTCCCTCGATCAAACCGCCCCACGGTGCGGTCCCCGCAAAACCAGCATTTCCTTGGCCGCTCCTGCCCATGGTCATCCTCTCGTGCGCCACAAAGGCAAGCTATTTCCTTGATTTTAGTCATCAGCCCAATCCGTTCCTGGGGTTTCGGGGATTTCAACGGAGACGGCGATATGGTCATTCTTGATAGCCAATCTTTTAGCCAAATCATAGGCTGCTGCTTGTCCGGCGAACTTGCGGTCATTGTCACCGAATATCCGTAACCTGGTGACGATAGGCGGCGGCGTGAAGGCCCTCAACCCATCTGCGGTGATAAGGGACCAACAGGGGACGCCAAAGCGCTTTTGAACCCGCATGGCCGTCTCAATGCCCTCCGCTATGCCCATCTCCTCTGCGGCAGGCGAAAGCTCGATATATGCGCCGTTTGGCTTGTCGCCCGCCATGACGCGCCGGGGAGATTTTATCGCGGCCTTCGCGCCGTCTTGCAGGTAGGTGCGGTGAAGCGTCAACGGTGCGCCATCTGGAGCGCGAATCATCGCGATCATCGCAGACAGGAATTTCACGTCCTCGCCCGTCACTTTCAGCTTAGGAACAAAACGCAATGAAGGCGGGTAAGGTCCGATGATCTTGCGCGATGCAAGGTAGCGCCCGGCGTCATCGTCTGGCGTGATTGGCTTGCTGGCCTTCCACACGTCGCGCAGTGCGTTGATGCGCTGCTCCTCCGACATGCTGGGCTTTGGCCTTGCGATTTCAACCACAGAAGCTACCTCCCTGATTTTCTTTGCGGCCTCTGAGAACGTCCAACCATGCGCCATCATGCCAAGCTGCACGCCGTCGCCAGCGCCGCATTGGTTACAGAAAAACGTTCCCCGCCCCTCCTTGTTGTCGAAACGAAACCGGTCTTTGCCGCCACACATCGGGCAAGGATGCTGGCGACCATCCAGGATGCGCGCAGGGATGCCAAGCTGTGGCAAAATGCCGTGCCAACGGTTGCGGCACTGATCAGCGATTCCGATCATCACGCGACCCTCCTTTTAGCAAACCGGATTTGCCCGGCCCTCACAAAGTTGGTCACTTCGACGCTGGGTTGCGCCGCTTGATCAGCTAATCCCTTTGGCCATACGCCGAACTTCTCGCGGTATTTGTTCGATGCCCAACCCCGCTTATAACCCCTACTGCCTTGGATCGACAGGAGCCCAGACCACCATTCCTGCTTGTCTGCCATGCTGAATTTGCGCTTTGCGCCGCCGATCTGAACAAGCTCGCCTTCCTCCTCCTCGATATCCGACGTTACCTCCGGGATATGCTTGCACATAGGGCATTCGCGCGTCTTTGGCGGTTTTAGGAACCCGCAAGCACCACATTCCTTTGGCAGGGGATCAGGCTTTTCCTTTTTTCTTTCGCCCTTGGACAGCGTGCAAAGTGGCGTGTCCCGAATGTCTGTTGGCAAGCCTAAGCGAAGCATATTGTCACTGTGGTCCAGGACAAGCCCGTCAGGAAAACCGCTGTTCGCCCGAATGACCCGCCCTGCAATCTGCACATGCAGCATCTTCGATTTCGTGGGCCGCGCAATGATGATGCAGCCAATCTTCCAGTCGATGCCCTTCGTCAAGGTGGCGATGTTGCAAACAACCTTGGTCTCTCCGCTTTCGAGTCTGCCCTTGATCTGTTTCCGCTCGTAAGCCTCCGTTGCCATGTCGATGTATTCCGCAGGCACACCGGCTTGCAGAAACCGCTCCTGAACCTTTTTGGCATGGGCGCGATCGACACAATAACACAGCGTTGGGCGACCTTCGCCAAGGCGCAACCAGGTTGAGACAATATCAGCAACCAAGGCACTGTCGCTCATCGTGTCAGCAAGCTGCGCGCCGTTGTAATCCCCCGCAACGGTCGCAACGTCTTTCAAATCGGGATGGCAAGGCGCGAATACGCGGAAGTCTAGCAAGCGCCCCAAGTCGATAAGCTCGCGCATCGAAACCGGGCTGATCAGGTCATCGTAAACGTTGCCAAGCCCTTTGCTCCATGGCGTCGCGGAAAGGCCGATAGCGATCTTGTTCTTCCAATCATCTGCCGCAAGCCGCTTGTGCAGCCATTGGTTCGCGACATGGCATTCGTCGATGATAGCGACCGTGGCATCGGGCATGTCGCGACGTTGCAGCGTCTGGACCGATGCGACCTGAATAGGCCGGGACCAATCCGTCATGATGTGGTCCGCCTGAATCACACCCATCTCAGTCAAGCCAACCTCGTAAAAGGCTTCAACGGTTTGGTCGATCAGCGATATGGCGTCTACCACGAACACGACGCGGTTGCCCTTCGCCCGCGCTCCTTCGATCACAGCAGCGGCCACGCGGGTCTTGCCGCCGCCAGTTGGTATCTTGAGGAGAGGGCGGCGATGCCCAGCCGAGATTGAATTCCTCAGCATGGCTAGGGATCTTTCTTGATGCGGCCACAGGTCGATCATTTCCGACCTCCGTTTATCACAGCAAGGGAAGCACCATTTTGCAAACCGGCTGGAACGCTGTTCCTAGTATATATATAAGGGGCGGCACAGCGTGCCGGTGGCAAACCGGCACAGCGTGCCGCACGGCGCGGCTCCAGAAACCCGATTTTGGTGCATAGCAAATTGATGCTGTCGATGTGCTGGATGCCGCTTTTGCCGAGCGTCGTTTTGCTGCGCTTGATATATCCGTCACGCTCCAAATCACTCATGCAGGACCGCACTTTCCGCTCCGAAATGTCCAGCGCATGGGCGATGGATTTTTGTGGTGTAATGACCGTCCCTGCCTTGCACCTTTGGCAAAGCAGAATCAGGATCGAGCGTTCGTAAATGTCGATGTCACGCAGCGCCGTGACCTGGCATATCCGTTGATAGCGCGTCATACCCGCGCCAACCCATAAATCTGGATCAGGTCATACGTCTCCGCTGTGGTCAGCAGGCCGTTTTCGTGCATGATCATGATGAGTTCTTTTTGCTCACATGGCGGTTCAGCATTGCTAACCACGTGCGACAAAACGCGCCTGAAACTAACCCTAATGGGTTGCGCTGGGCAAGAATCGCCCGTATATCCAGTCATGTCGTTGGCTCCTTGATAGCCGATGATCGGGTGGCTGGTTCTGCAACAAACCGCCACCCACCCATTCCCTTTACTCCGTGGCTGCGTCGATAGCAACAACCTCGATCATCACTTTGCCACCTTTGACCGGCTCGGCGATGTAGATCAGCGGCTCGATAAAGCTGGCGTCGTCCACACCCAAAGCCTTCGCAATGCCGTCCTGATATGCTTTCAGTGACGCGCTGCAATTGTCTCGATCGGGCAAGTTCGCAGTCTTTGGATGAAACGTCGCCCTGATACGAAGCGGCGTTCCGTCATGTTTGAAGGATGGCGGTAGCTGATCTTTCATCGCCGCATACGCCCAAGCGATATGCTTCTTGTTCTCGCGGTGCTTGGTCATGTAATGGCCACGCCCATTCGGCCATAGGATTTTGGCAGGGAAAGGAAGTTCGATCATCGCGCGAACCTCCCGCCCTCATCCCGCGCCACCGGAAACCTAGCCTTTGCAGCCTGCTTGAGCGGCGCGGCCCAACGGCTGTGCATCAGGTCGAACCAGTGCGGGTTGAGCG